TACGCACGGGTGAACCGTGCCAGTCCAGAGAAGATCTCTCCTCTCTGAGCTGCCTCCGAGGCAAGGTTCTCCCCTGCCCATTGTGGGTAGAGGAGGGCTCCATCTGGTGCACGTGTGCGCTGGATCGTCACGCTGACGGCGTCAACTTCGGGAAGGACATCCAAATCAGTTCCATCCGGGACGGAAGTCCCGAGATAGAGCTGATAGATGGCTCTCCGGAGCTGACGCTCCCCTAGCTTAGGTCGTTTCCCGGAACCTAAACCTAGCATGAGCACGTACTCGTAGTACAACCTTTCGGTTGACACTTGCACGAGCTCATCCCAGGAAGGTCCCCGGACCCACCTTAGTTGGGGGCTGTCAGCGGGCGGATCCGCGCCCTCTGGTTGTCTCAAGAAGGTTCCACCCGCGACAAAGTCGTTCAGGTCGAACAAAGCGAGCTCTGAAGCCAGCTGCCATGTAGGGTCAATGACCCCACGGACGAGGGATGGGACAGACTTCCCCTCCTTACGGAGAAGGGAAGTCACCCACCGCCTACGTCGGGCAGCTAGCGACAGAGGCTTACGCGTTGGAAGACCCGTACCACCGTCGCGAAGTGGCAAACCATCTACGAGACCAAGGGAAGTGCCGAGTTTCCGGAGGCCGCTGTGGTGATCTAACCAATAGATTACTGCAGCCCGGCCCTCTGGATGGTTAGCGAGGGTGGAGTCAATCGAGAGGAGCAACATCACTGCCGTCGGAACGAAAAGGTCAGAACCGTGACCTCGAAGCTCTATGGGCACCTCGGGACGGATAAGGCCGCGTAACGGGATCGCACCATTCCTGGTGCCACCCGTAATACGGCCCTTCGCCCCGTTGAACTCATAAAGTCGTTCGAGGAAAACAGCCCTCGGCCGTTTCGAACCTACAGCAGTGAAGTGCTTCCCTGGACTGCACTCCCCCCCGCACGCCAGAACGAGCGAAGAGTATTCTGTAGAGACTTCGCGCCAAGTTGCAGCGAGGCCATCGTCGCCACAGATGACAAATCTGTTGGCGGCGAAGGCCGGACCGAACTTGACTCGACGGATCCTGGCAACGGTCTTGATCGACTCATTCCACCACCAAAGGTGGATGAGCGATAAGACCGCCCAGGACGTCGGAAGTCCCATCAGGATACCTCTGCTTGTCCTGGTGGAGACTGTCTCGCCTGGGTAGATCAGGTCCTGCGGCCCACATAAGCGCCGCAAGACTTCGATCTCCCAGAGCGGGACTTTCCCACTATCCTCGAGGCCGTCGATCAGTGCCGATACAAGGTCTAAAGGGAGCAGGTCTGTAGCCGCTTTGAGGTCCGTCGATGTAACACAATCCATCGACGAACCCGCAAAGTAGCTAAAGACCTGTTCATCCTTTATTCCAATCAGCGTTGATCGAGCCCCCGGATCCCGGCGCAACCCTCCCAGGAGGCGTTTGCGCACCACGTGACCAAGTAGTGAGTAGCCTGCAGACGGAGATGTTACAATTCTGACCTTGAGGCCTCGCTCTTTTACAGGAATGACACGATGAGGGGGAGTTTCCCCTTCAAGGTGGTCAAAGCCATGCAGAAGAAGCGAAGCGTCTTGGACAAGAGTCGCAACATCCTGCGGCGGGAGCCCCTTTACGGTGTCGGCGAGGGCCGCCGCTGTTGGGTGGACACCGAGACGCGTAACGTAACCGCGCAAACCGCCTTCCCTCTTTGTGCTTTCAGCACAAGAAGAGAGAGTCGGAATGCCCGATGACGACGCGCGTCCGGGGTCACCCAAGTAGCGACGGGCCCAAGCTTTCGTCCATAATCGGAGCTTGCACCGCAGACTTTCGTCTGTAGACCACGCACTCGTCAACGCTTCCCGGTGAGCGGCCATGTTGGATTTCGCTGTCTCGTCGGTACCGGGAGGTAAAGCGCGGCCAATGAAAGACGCCTGTGCAGTCACGTTCGTCCCGGATCTCTCGATCCAGGTTGAACGCGCCTGCGCAGACGCCTTCTTGGCCCACGCTAAACCCTCCTCGGTACCGCGAGTGTCAGCGGTCCGCAAGGCAGTCGCCAGGAGGCGTGACGGGAGTCCTCCCCTTCCCCCGTTGGGACCAGAAGCGTCGCGGTTAGCGATGAGGACCTCCTCTAGGAAAGCCCGCCTGTCATCAGACAGGGCGGCCGAGCGGCTCGCCTTACGGCGCCGCTTGGCGGCTCCTGTCCTCCGACGGGGCGGAGGCGTGCTAACTCGCCTAGGTTCGCTCGAAAGAGCCCCCTGGGGGAGGTTACACGCCGGCTGCTGACCTAGAGGAGGAAACTCTTCATCCATAACCGGGTCCGCGACTGGGTGGGGAGGACCTTGGGTGGCCCAAGCTGTTTGCCTTGGCGTGCCTGTTTCAGCCAGCACACTAGTAGGTCCGGGAGAGGCTTCTCTTGTATTCAAGTGAAGCGAAACTCTGGACATACTAGGAGTTGTCGGAACAGGTTTAGCCAAGGAAGCGGATTGGGCCTCCTCAGGGGGGCGGGCTAGTCAGGCCACGCCCCTCTGCCTCGGTGGGCAAGGAACTCCTCCAGACTGCTGAGGTAGGGCCTCTGCTCGCGCAGACGTGTGTACAACCACGTCTCTGCCAGCGGAAGCTTCGCTTCAGCACGGGAGTGGGCTCCTCGACGCCGACGTGGCAAACGTCGGCGTGACAGACCCTCACGGGTC